CCTTCTTTAACATATTTTTGAAAGCGTTTAAAATTTGCACTGTATTCTCCTAACTGTGTTGTGTCTATTGCATTGTCAATATAGTGTTGAAGTATATTATCAAGCATGGTTATTAAATCTTGTATAAAGTTATCGTCCTTTGACCACTCATCAAAGTATTCTAAGTTTACAGATGATAAACAACATACTGCTGTTCTCTCTTCATCCGTTGGTAAAGTAATCTCAGAACATAAATTACTTTGTCTTATCTTTAATCCTAAATCTTTTTGTGATTTAGATAAAGCTTCATTACATGTATCAATATTAACCATGTAAGGTTCGCCTGTTTCTGCTCTGGCATTTATTATCTGCCACCATAAATCTCTAGCGTTAATAGTCTTAACAGCTTCGTTAGTCTTAGGGTCAATCAATCTCCAGTCTTCATCTTTTTCTACAGCTTGTAAGAAAGCATTAGTAATGTTGACACCATTATGAAGATTAAGATTTTTTCTGTTTATATCTCCACCTGATTCTTTTCTCATGTTAATAAACTCTTCAATCTCCGGATGACTTATATCCATATAAGCCGCATAAGAACCACGTCTTGTAGTTCCTTGATTGAAAGCTAACATCTGAGAATCAACTACGTGCATGAAAGGAATTGAACCAGTAGAACGACTGCCATGAGTAGTAGATATACCGTTACTTCTAATGTCTCCCCAATATCCACCGATACCGCCACCCGAACTCGCCAACCATATATTCTCATCATAGTGAGCTGATAAACCATTCCTACTGTCAGGAACATAATTAAGAAAACAACTGATAGGAAGCCCACGAGTTGTTCCTCCGTTACTAAGTATAGGAGTGCTAAACATGAACCACCTGTGGGAACTGTACTCATAAAGTCTCTGAGCCAATTCAAAATCTGTCTCGCCTTTAAAAGTTGCTCCGAATACTGAGGCTCTTGCGAATGCTTCTTGGGCATGTGTTTCTCCTTCCCAAAGATATCTATCTCTGAGTGTATCTAAACTAAACTTATCAAATGTTTTTTCTCTATCATAATCTATCTCTATACCTAGGTAAGGTTTCTTTCCTATCTTATCTTCAACCATTATTTTGTTCCTTATTGTTTACGTATATTGCTATTATAGCATAGTGTATGATTTTATATAAGTCTAAATTGTTTTTACCGTTCTTTTTTCCAAACCTCATAGCATACTTCATAATGTTTCCAAGACAGAATCCTTCTCCATATCCAGAATCAATTATCATATCTGTTGCTTGATACTTACCATTAGCATAGTGTTGGTCATACGTATTACCTACGTAAGCTTTTAGTTCATTTAATATTTTATCTTCGTTAAATTTATAATTCACTTTTCCATTCCTTTGGTAATGTCTCTTCACTATACCATTTAAAATTATTTGTCTCTGCCCATTCAGCATGAGTTCTTTTTGTTTTATCTTTCCTTACCTTTGCACCCGGCATTGGAGAGAAAGGTTTCTGAAATAAAAATACTAACTCATAGTTATTAGGTATAACTTCTCGTATATGTATGTACTTACTATACTCTGCATAGTCCCAGAACCTACCTTTAGCTTCTAGTAAAATTGTTTTACCATCTATAACCTTTACAAAATCAGGTTCGTATTTATGCTTAACAACATAATTAATATTATCCCAATGATGTTTCCATTCTTGTAGAACAGTCTCATGTAAGGTTGCTTCCCATAAACTGTCATACCCTTTAGGTACACCTACTTTCTTAGGTCTAGGTTTTCTTGGTACTCTTTTAGGCATCTAACTCTTCTAAATGAAAGTTAGGATTTTGTTTTACCTTTTTATAAAACCATCTAAGACTATAAGCACTTAACATAAATCTATTGTTAGCAAAGATATGTGTTTGCTCTGGTAGAAACTCGTGTAAGTTTTTCTTGTTAATCTTTTTAGTATCTTCTCCTTCAGGAACCATAGTCCTTATCCAATCAATAAGTAATCCTTCAGCTTTACGTCTTAATGCTTTTGCTTTTCTACCGTTCATATCTGTGTGACCTCTATAACATTAGGTGGTTTAGGTACTTGAGTTAAGTATCTATAACCTGTTGAATATTTAAACACCCTTAAACCTTTACCATCGTTAGCATCTTTATGACACTCATGTTTAAACCTACACCAAGTACAACCCTTTGCAAGTTTCATGTTGCCGGACTTACCATCTGGTTCATCATCATAACATTTATCAGGCGGTGTTGCTAACTTAATAGCTTTTTTAATATCAGTTATTTTCTTTTTGATATTAGGCTTATCAAAGTTATCAGGTTTAAACATAGCTAACTCTCCAGACTCTTTGTTAAGAGCAAGGAAGCCACCTTTGTTTGTTCCTTCTGCTGATTCATAACCTGCAAGTTGAGCCATGTATCCGAATGGGTCATCCTCTGCTAGAGTACCATCTTTAAATTTCTTAAAGGCATAACTAGAAGCAGTCTTTACATCAACAACCTCTCCATCAATAACACAGTCCATGTGTCCTTTAATACCAGAAACTTTTATTTCTTTCTGTTCACTTGTGACTTCATGCCCAGATAACTTAACAAGAAATAAAACTATCTCTTCAAGTAAGTGTCCATATAAGAACTTAATAAATGTAGGTGGAGATATGACCTCTGTATTATCAGATTCAGAGTTCATCTCATACCATAATTGTCTAGGCTGTTTGCCTATGTTAGACATACGTAAGGCAGGTTTACCTCGTGGACTAGGGTGTGACCAGTCGTATAGAATCTGTTTCATAGACTCTCCAAACTGCTCTATTGTGTCCTCATCTATGTCAAGATGTTCGCCTTTTCCTAAAGCCGACAATTCATTATATATATCTTCTACTAAAGTGTCAAGTGTTTTCTTATTTTTTTTCATCTTCAGACTCCTTAAATGCTTTGATGACATCTGATGAGAATAATTTTTGTAGATTAACTAAGAACATTTTACTAGCGTTATGGTCTCCACCACATACAGTTTTAAAACTATCAAGGTCATCAACAATAGTTCTAAGTACATCTGTTTTAAATACAAGAGTACAGAACTCGTTGTCTCCTACACATAAGTTATGAAACCAATAGTCTGATTCCGTTGTTCTTATTCCTGATGGTTTATTCCAAGACTCATACTCTATACATATATTTCCTGTCTTCATCCACATACCTTTCTCTGATTTAACTTCTATCTTCTTACCAGTTAGCATGTCTTTTATTTTATCTTCTCTTATCTCTCCATACTCTAAGTCAATGTCAAACTTCTTTCTATCTTCTTTATTTGGTTTCATGTTTTACTACCTCAATGTCATCATTAAAAAACTTTGTTAAAAAATTTTCTATATTACTTACTTGATAAAACTTTTCATTAGGAGTTCCATCAGAATTTATATTTCTCCATTTTCCTTTTCCTACAATATATTCATAAGAATATCTTCTCTTGTTTCCTTTACCATCTTTTCTTGGAATAGCTTTTGTAGTTAAAGTAATTGTATCTTTTTTTATTTTGTATTCTATTTTATTATCTTTTAAAATTGTTTCTACATTTTCAACTTTCTCTTCAGTTGGTTTAAATTCATTCTTTGCTAATAAAAATCTTTCATAAAAATCTTTAATGTTAGTAGATGAATAATGTTTTGTTGGGTAATTATTTTTTTTAATAGGAGACCATCTTCCTGTAGTACTATAATAAGAATATTTAGTTGCGTTACAGTATATCCAAAACATAGTTGAACCTGCTCCTTCTGTTAATTCATATTCAACATTCTTATCTTCTAAAAATTTAATAACTTGTTCTACAGTTTCATTGGTGTTATGTTTAAAAATTACTTCTCCTTTTGAATTAACTCTATCAAATTTCCAATCGTATTTTTTAGTGGGTTTCACTCCAGTTATCTCCTATCTTGTATTCGCCATCCAACGGACAACGAAGATTAAAATGTGTCCCTGCTTTTACAATACTATCTACTGCAAAGTTTCCTATAAAATCAGCTTTA